TCTACGAGAGGGCTAGGGAAAGAGCGTATGTAGATTTTTTAAGGAATTACAGAAAACCAAAAAAGTTAATTGAATTTATGGAGAATCAAGAAAAAAAATTAGAACTGATCACGGTCAGCGAGGCTGCCCGGATGTTGGACCTTACCGAGAATGCGGTACGTTACAGAGTAAAACAAGGCTATCTCAATTCCTATCGTAACATGAACGGTGCGTTGAGACTTAGCAAAGTAGAGATAACAGAAAAATATTTAACATTTAAAAAACAGTAATCATGAAAGTAGAAATTAGTATTGACAGAGAAACGAAAGTTTATGAGTTGCAGACCATAGCTGAATTCGCAGCTAATTTGGCGATCCGCAAATCACGTGAAGAAGGACCTGTTGCTCCTGCACCTAATCCATCTCAGAAACCGAACATCTCGGAAGACAAGGAGAAGTTCGCAAACTTGACCAAAGACATTCCCGGTGTGAAAGCCGAAGAAACCATAATAGACTCGTCCAGCGAGGCGAACAAGGCTGAAGTTATCGTTGACGACAAGTCAGCAGTAGAGGAAGTATTCGAAGGAAACGAGGAAGCCAAGAAAGCGGTTACCGAGATGTCCGAGAAGGAGCTAGCCGCCATGCCTACAGACAAGCTGGTTAAGATCCTCACTGAAATATACAATGTCGATCCGTCAGAATATCCCGGAAAGAACACTAACGCTAAACTGCGCAGACTGCTGATGAGCGCATCGAAGGGCGAATTGGAAGCACCTACTCAAGAAACAGAACAGGTAGTCGAAGAACCAGCTAAGGCAGAACCAGCTAAGGAACAGGTAGCCGAAACAGCAGAAGATGGGGAAATGCCATTCGATAAGGAGCTAGCTGAAGAACCGAAAGAGGAGATCACCATCGATATGTGCCGCAACGAAGCACGCCTCAAGATCAAGAAGGATCGTGAAGCCGTTCTCAAGGTCTTCAAGTCATGTGGATGCTCGACATTCGCTACGCTGAGAGAAGCCGATTACGCTAAGTTCTACGCAGCAGTAAAAGCAATCTAATATGGCTGATATAAATCATGGGGAGCGTGACCACGCTCTCCTCTCACCGTCAAGTTCGAAGAGATGGCTTAATTGTCCGCCATCCGCAAGACTAGCCGAATCGTTAGAGAGCAAGAGCAGCGTGTATGCTGATGAAGGAACGCTGGCACATGAGATAGCTCAGAATGCGTTGGAATGGTGGGACAGAGGCTTGTACTATCCGGAGGTAGATGAGATGCCCGTCCCCGATGATCTAGCGAAAAGCCCTTACTTCTCCGAGGACATGACGAGGCATGTAGGAAGCTACGTAGACTTCGTGGTAAACGAGTTTTACTCCATGCAGAAGAGAGGAGAAGGTGGTCATGTGGTAGGCTATTGGGAAGCGACCTTTGACTTGAGCAAGTACATACCGGAATCCTTCGGTAGTTCCGATGCCACGCTGATAAGCCCTACGGTCATGCATGTGATCGACTTGAAATACGGTGCTGGTGTGAAGGTCTCAGCCCAAAACAACACGCAGTTGATGATATACGCTCTCGGAATGCTGAACACAGACCCGGAAGGCAGAATAAAGGAAGTTCGGATGTCTATCGTGCAGCCTAGATTGGACCATTACGACACGTTTGTCATGTCAGCCAATGACTTGCTAGTGTGGGGTGAGAAAGTCTTGAAACCGAAGGCTAAAATAGCTTGGGAAGGAGGCGGAGAACAGAAGATCGGAGACCACTGCCAGTTCTGTCCGCTCAGGGCACAGTGCAGAGCGCAATACGATGCGATCACCAGTGACTTCGAAGAGGAATGCGAACCGATGCTCATGACAGACGAGGAGATTGTCGAAATGATCGGCAAGATAGACCGATACCGTGGCTGGATCAACTCATTCGACCAGTTCGTCTACAAAGAGGCTATGAACGGCAAGAAATGGGCTGGATACAAGCTAGTGGAAGGACGGTCCTCCCGTAAGATCACCGATCCCGATAAGGTTCGTAACGAATTGCTGGACGAGTATCTTGAGGACGAGATCATGAACATCAGCTTGAAGGGCATCACAGATCTTGAGAAGCTATTAGGCAAGAAGGTTTTCGCTGCACGATTCGGCAAATATCTTCAGAGTCAGCCCGGTGCGCCTAAACTTGTACCGGAAAGCCATCCCGGTACAGAATATAACCCACTATCTGATTTCGATGTCGAAAGCTAATAAACGTTAATAGTTTATTCAAAATTTGGCAAATCCAAATAGACATTATATCTTTGCGTCATCAAAGTTAAACAAGTAGTATTAACAACTTAAAAACAAAAATCATGGGAAAGAAATTAATCCTAAAAAATGTAAGATTCTCCTTTGTGAGAGTATTCGAAGCGGAAGACCGTTTCAACCAAGGCAAATCAAAGTACGAAGTGACTATCTTAATCCCGAAGACTGATAAGGAGAATCTCAAGAAGGTTGCCGCAGCCATCAAGGAGTTGCAGAAGGAATACCTTGCGGAACACCCGAAATGCAATGGCAAGTTGCCCGGTGATCCATCAAAATGGAATCCTATAAAAGACGGTGACGACAACATTGAATACGACGGATTCGAAGGAATGTACTACATTCGTGCTTCCCGTAACGAATCACAAGGTCGCCCGGTTATCATCGACAAGCACAAGCAACCGATCACACAGAAAGAAGATTTCTACTCCGGATGTTGGGGAGTCGCTTCAATCGATGCTTACTCATTCGATCAGATCGCAAACAAAGGAATCACGTTCGGCTTGAACGGTGTTCAGAAGGTGAGAGATGACGAAGCCTTCGGTGGAGGAGGATCAGCTATCAACGACTTCGATGAAGAGGACGATGATCCGATCTTCGATGAACCTACGGATGACGACCTTTCGTTCTAAAAACAGAGAAACTTTTAATTTATAACTTAAATTTTTATTCATTTATTATTAACTAAATTTTATTATTTAACTAAGTAAGTTGGTGCAAATGTGGATAGCGGATGGGGTAGAAGACATCCGCTATCTTTTTAAAAAGAAAGGACAACATATGAGAAATGTTTACATAGACTTCGAAACCTACTCTCCCGAACCGATCAAGACGGCTGGGATGTACAGGTATACGGAGCACCCCGATTTCGAAATCCTGCTGATCGGTTACGCCATAGAGGACGAAGACCCGAAGATAATCGACCTAGTTAACCTAGACGATCCCCTACCGTTTTTCAGACTGGTACAGCAGCCGGACGTTCTGATCCATGCGCACAACGCCACCTTCGAACGCTTGTGTCTTCGTGCCTATGGCTTCAATATTCCGGCAACCAAGTTTCGCTGCTCTGCTACTAAAGCCCTGTACTGCGGATTCCCCGAAGCGCTGGGAAAGGTCTCGGCAGCCATGAAACTGGTAGACGGTAAGCTAGACACGGGTAGCGCATTGATCAAGTTATTCTCGTGCCCACAGAAGGACGGATCACGCATCTTTCCGGAGCAATACCCGGACAAATGGGAAGACTTCAAGACTTATCTTAAGTATGACGTATTGTCGGAGCGTGAGATAGACCGAAAACTAGCACACATCGAAATGCCGGAATCGGAAATCGAACTGTACGGGATCGACCAAGACATCAATGACAGAGGAACAATGGTGGATGTCCAGCTAGCCCGGAACGCTGATGCCATCTATACCGAATACTTGAAACGGCTGAACGAGAAGATCAAAGCTAAATACGGTATCACGTCACTTAAATCCGGAAAGCAGATCAGCGCATTCGTGGAAGAGCGTAGCGGTAAGTTCTACGAGTCAATCAACAAGAACAACATCAATCAGATCATGGAGGAATGCAATGACAAGGACGTTACCCGTGTTCTGACAGCCCGGAAGATCGCTTACAAGACATCCATCGCAAAGTACGCAGCCATGCTGAACTGCCTGTGCAAAGACGGGTCGGCAAAAGGGTTGTACCGCTTTTACGGAGCTAACCGGACAGGTAGATGGGCAGGACGCACCGTCCAGCAGCAGAACCTTCCGCAGAACCATCTAGAGGAACTTGAGAAGGTACGAGAAGACGTGAAGAACATGGATCTAGACGAATTGATGCTGTTTTATGACAACATCCCGTCTATCCTGTCACAACTGATCCGAACAGCCTTCATTGCCCGTGACCACCACATATTCCGGGTAGCCGACTTCTCGGCCATCGAAGCCCGTGTGATAGCTGTGTTGGCTAATGAGACTTGGCGAATCGAAACATTCCGCAGAGGAGGTGACATCTACGTGACTTCTGCCGCCCGTACCTTCAATATGAAGGAATCGGAATGCGGAAAAGGAACGCCTTACCGCCAGCAGGGAAAGGTCACAGAGCTAGCTCTAGGCTATGGTGGATGGGTCGGAGCGATCAAGACGATGGACCGTGATGGAGCGATCCCGGAAGAAAATATTAAAAACATCATCCTTAAATGGCGTGACGCATCACCGAAAATTGTATCTTTGTGGCGCATCTTAGAGGACTCGGCTAAAAGGGCTATCTTGGCGAAACGGGACGTACCCGTCAATATTGATGGTAAAATTATCTGCCATTTCTATTGGATACCGCAATACCGGACGCTCGCATTGCGCTTGCCATCGGGAAGATCCTTGCACTACCCATATGCTTCTATCAAGAAGAAAACGATCCGTTACGATAACGGTGACAGCAGGGAGATAGAATCCATCCACTACATGGGATTGGATCAGACATCCGGCAAATGGGTAGAACTGGATACCTACGGTGGAAAGCTAACCGAAAACTTGGTACAGGCTGTTTCCCGTGACCTGCTGGCAAGCGCAATGAGAAATGTCTTGAGCATCGGTGAGGAAGAGGAGATCGGGATCGTGGGACACATCCATGACGAACTGATCACCGAATGCTTGGAAGACTCGGACATAACGCTGGATGACGTTTGCATAGCGATGTCCGTACTACCCGATTGGGCAAAGCCGTTCGACATACCCTTAAGAGCAGAAGGCTTTAACAGTTACTTTTACAAAAAGGATTAATTATATATGTTGGAAAAATATTCTATATCAGTTGCAGGGTCTTCCAAGAGCACCAATTGGAAGAGAAAGACCTATACTTGGGATACTCTCGTAGAGGAGTTATCGAAGCCCAAGATGATCGGAAGCGAGACTATGAGAGAATTCGACAGGCTGGCGAAGTCAGAGAAAGCGATCCGTAAGGATGTCGGTGGCTTTGTAGGTGGAACTCTAGCTGGCGGACGACGCTCCAAAAATTCAGTAACAGGCAGATCACTTATCACATTAGACGTTGACTACGGAGAAGACGATTTCTTCTTCGACTTCACCATGAAATTCTCTTGCGCTGCTGTCATCTACGGCACAAGATCGGACCGTCCCGGCAAGCGCAGATTCCGTCTGATCATACCTATGGACCGTGAGATCGACAACCGTGAGGAATACGAAGCAGCCAGCCGCAAGGTAGCGGAGATAATGGGCATCGAACTGTTCGACCCGACCACCTTCCAAGCCGAACGCCTCATGTATTGGGGATCGGTATCTAAGGACCAAGAGTTTTACTTCGAAAGACAGGATGGCGAGGCATTGAACGTAGACGAGTTGCTCGACATGTACGGTGATGACGATGCGTGGAAGGACGTTCGCCTGTGGGCATTTACCGACAACGAGGAGCTAACGATCCGCAGCAGTGTTTCCGAGGCTGGCGAACCGACCAGCAAGCCGGGAATGATCGGTGCGTTCTGCCGGGTATACACCGTACAGGAAGCCATTGAGAAATACCTGTCTGACGTTTACGAGGAATGCAGTTGTGACCGCTACACATATAAAGGAGGATCTTCCGCAGCCGGAATGATCGTGTACGATGACAAGTTCGCCTACTCCCACCATTCTACGGACCCGATCGGTGACGGTCATGTATACAACGCCTACGACCTTGTGCGCATCCACCTATTCGGTCATCTCGGTAAGGAGGAAAGCGAGCATGCGATGGCTAAATTGGTGCAGGAGGACGAGTCATGCCTCCGTGAGTTAGTCGCTGCCAATGATTGCTTGGATGACTTCGATGACGTGTCCGACGAGTCTGTGGAAGAGACCGAGGAAGTGCTGGATTGGGACCTTGACAGTAAGGGACGCAAGGAGGTGACTATCCGCAACTTCGTCAACGCATTCCGTACTGACCCGTTGCTTAACAACTTGCTCGCATATGATCAGTTCCGAGGAGTCATCGTGTATACCCGAAAACCGTTCTTCGACAGCAGCAAGGACAAGGGAGACATCTTCGATGACACCGCAGAGTCAATTATCCGTAACCGTATTGAAACAGCCCACGGTATATACTCTACCGGGAAGATGTGCGATGCCATTGAATACGTAGCCAACAAAAACGGCTTCCACCCGATCAAGACATACCTTGACTCACTGGTGTGGGACGGCAAGCCACGTGTCGACATGTTCCTCCAAACCTACATGGGTGCTGAGGATTCCATATACACAAGAGAGGCTTTCCGCAAGATGCTGGTAGCTGCGGTTGCCCGTATCTACGAACCGGGAACTAAGTTCGACACCGCTTTGATCATGGTTTCCCATCAAGGTGCTGGTAAATCAACGCTGGTGCAGCGATTGTCTAAGGGGTGGTTTAATGACTCCATGACGTCTATGGAAGGCACTAAGGCTTACGAGTCCATTCAGAATGCGTGGCTGGTGGAGCTAGCCGAGTTGTCAGCCGTCAAGAAGTCAGACATTGAAGTAATGAAGAATTTCCTGTCCAAGCGTGAGGATACGTATCGTGCTGCCTACGCCAAGCGAATCAAGACACACAAACGTCAATGCGTGTTCTTCGGGTCGACCAACGAGGACGAGTTTCTCAAGGATCAAACGGGAAACAGACGATTCTTCCCGGTTGCCGTGAAGTGGAATTCCAACAGCCACTATCTGTTCGAGAAATCCTTCGAGGACACCATCGACCAGCTATGGGCAGAGGCTAAGGAACTGTACGATGCAGGGGAAAGTCTGATCCTCTCCAAGACAGCCGAGAGCATCGCCAAGGGCATACGTGAGGAGTACACAGAAGTATCTTCTATGCATGGTCTGATCGAGCGGTTCGTCAACTTGAAGTTCCCGAAAGATTGGGACGATTGGGTGTATGCTGACCGGAGAGATTTCGTGGACGGTCTAGGAGTATTCGAGGAAGGAACAGAGGCAAGGAAGGAATTCTGTGCATTCGAAGTATGGTGCGATGGGCTTGGTCTTCCACGGAAAGATTTCACTACATCTAAGGCTAGGGAAGTTGCCGGGTCTCTCAAGAGGCTGGGCTTCGTCCGGAACGGACAGCGAAATGTTAATATTTACGGTAGACAGTCAATTTACACACGTATAATTTCGGAGACTGAAGATTAATACATATCTTTGCGTCACTGAATTTAAGGGGTATAACTTGTGTCTTGTACTACTGATAAGAAGATTTAGGCTGAGAGCAGTCAACATTTCACTTCTTTATGTTTGTCATGCATATTTATATTTTTCCTCCCGTATCCTGCTGTGAAGCCCGATACGGGAGGTTTTTTATTAATGGACGTTAATACAGGCTTCTGTCCACTAACGAATGTTAATAATTTATTCAAAATTTGGCAAATTAATAAACCTGCCCTATATTTGCATCATCAAAGTTAAACAAGTAGTAACAATTAAAAATATAACGATCATGAAAAAGAGTCAGAACAACACGTACCGTGTACTAGATTGCAGTGGTAGAGATACAGGAATCCGTTATTACGCTTCAAACAAGAAGGAAGCCATGAGCATGTTTAAAGCGGATATCCCGAATTACAGAAAATACGGATATTTCGGAAAACTTAGCAGATGGTACGAAGGAGGAGTTTACGGTTCATCGGGTATTAATTATTAAAATAAAAAGAATATGAAAACGATTACATTAAAAGCTAAGTTCAAAATTGGAAGCAGAATCAAATCTATTAAGGTAGACCTAGAATACCGGAATGATAAATACCCATGTTTTGGTGAACTAGTTGATGAATTATATTGCACGAAATCTCCAAAATTAAATAAAATGTTCGAGAACGGGTATTTAATCGGAGTAGAACAAATATTAGACTAAATATTAACCGGGCGGGAAACCGCCCACAAAAATAAAAACATCATGAAAAAATTATTTACATTATTCGCATTAATCTTAGTATCAATCGCAGCAACTGCGCAGATCAAACAACAGGAAAAGTCAGAAACAATCGGGTCATACCGAATGGGAATCATCAAGCTAACCGAGAATAACGGTCAGTACGCCATCAAGGGACAGACCAAACAGTTCGTAGATACTCGGTTAGTAGTAGATCTAGGAAACGAGGAACAGGCTATCGCCATCCTACAATCAATGATAGACTACAAAGGCGATAACGGGAAGTCTGTCGATCTAAATAACCCCAGCATGAACGTAGCCCGGTATCTAGGTTCTATGATGGGCGGCTGGGAAATCGGAATCACCGACATGTACGCTACTTCCATAGTGGTCAGCAAGGGAGAGATGAAGAAGATGATCAAAACCATAAAAGACAGATAACCATGAGAGTACATACGAGAATAGAACCGGAGCAAGGAGAAGAATTCGAATACGAAGGGATAAAAGTTAAATGTGTATTAGATGATCCCCATAGCCTCCTTAACTGTCCGAATTGCGTTTTCCATAATTCTAGACAATGTGATACCATATGCTGCGCAGATCATGAGAGATTCGATGATAGTCAAGTCCATTTCGTAAAAGTAGAAAACAATGAGAAGACCAATTGACAGAATAGAGGTTCCCGTAGGAGGAGAATACAAATTGTGTGACGGAATAGTGATGATATGTGAGGAGGACGAAGGCCCTGTGTCGATAAGCCATTGCTACAATTGTCCTCTTATGTTCGACAAAAGGAAACAGGAGCACGGGATGAGATGCTCCGATTTCCAGTGCTCAGAAAGTCTCAGATCAGATAACAAAGAAACCCACTTTAAACTAAAAGAAAATGGCAAATAAAAGAATTACAATCGCAATGTCAGAGGAAGCCGCCTCAAAAATGGTCCAACCGATCAGAGATCATATTAGCGCTTTGAAAAGAAAAGCGTCTAACATCATAAAGGCTGAATATCTTAAAATAGGCAAAAACCAGTACCTAGAGGAAGTATCGGAGAATTACCCGGAATACCTTACCCGTGCGAGATACGCTAGGTTAACCTACGCAACGTTGTGCCTTGATTGGAAGATGAACGAAGACTGCATGCTGATTTGCCCCACGTGGGAAAATCGGGAAATTATCCCCTGCACAAAGGAGGCGATAGAGCAGGTAGATAAGATTTCCATAGAGATCACGGAAGCCCAAAGAGACCTAGAAAGATCATATAAAACGATAGGTAACACGATTTTTAAATGCTCGACTATGAAGAAGCTAAAGGAGAACTATCCGGAAGCCTACGAGATACTTGAAAAGTACGATACCGAATCCCCGAAGGTTAAAACCGAATTACAGTTACCATTAGAATCAATCAACAAAATCCTTTCGAAGTATGAAAAAGATAATTAACTTTGCATGGAAAGCCACAGCGTTCGTGTTGACCTGTGCAGCAATAACAGCATACATTTTATTAATTTGTAATCCTAATTAATATGTTACTGATAGAACGAGTTACCCTTGTAAAAGGAGACATCAAGGAATCGATCACTAAGGTTCCCATAGCGGTGGAAGGTCTTACACCGGAAGAATTTAAGGCTAATGTCATGGCGTTGTTTCGCTGCGACAGAGTATTACTAACTTACACAGTAAAGGAGGAGGAAGACGATGAGAACAAGGATTAAAGAATTTAGAAATAAAAACGGGAAAGTTTCCTGCTATATCGTACAGGAAATGTGTGATGACGGAGTGTTCCGCACCATTGATGGTGGGGTGTGCGACACCAAAGAGCAAGCCGAGAAGGTTCGTAAATCGTATAAAGCCGTGGGGAAATTAGTGCGGCAGTTCAACGAGAAATATGACGGGCACGCTATCCTGCACTTCCCAAAGTTCCAACCATGTGACTATCAGAAGAAAGATGAAGAAGGACGAGACTAGCGAGAAGGTATTTGAAAGGACCTTGTCTAAGTACGTAGATGATCAAGGTGGGATGGCAGTCAAGCTGCTGTCCCAGTTCATCAAGGGATTACCGGACAGGATGTATCTTTTGCACGGTGGTGTTGTGGTTTTCGTAGAATTCAAAAGCACAGGAAAGAAGCCCACCAAGATTCAGAGCTACATTCATGCAAAGATACAGGTTTTAGGTTTTCCGGTTCTCGTAGTAGACAGCGTAGAAACCTATGAAGAGGCTAAGAATCTTATAGAGCATTTAATATTAATGGAAAAAGTATATGGAAGATAAAGAAATGATTTTAGAACCGGAGTTCAAGTCGAATGAAGAAATCAGACAAGAACTGATATTGAAACTCATAAACGAAAGAGGATTCGTGCGGTATAAAGGATTCGGATTGAAGAAAGATGCTGATAGATATCATTTGTATCTTGATTGTTTTCCGGATGAAATAGTTGTGGAGTTAATAAGCTATCATGCCACCTGCGAAGTACGAGGATGTAAGTTCAGCGTACCATACACCAAAGACTTAGGAACGATCCTAATATACATACGTTCCGGAATAAAGGACACCATAATGCAGCAAGCTAAGAGGATGGCGGAAGATTCTTTGAAAAACCTTTTGCCTTACGATTAATAGTTATTATATTTGCAACGAATTAAAATAAAATAGTTATGGCAGTAGATTTCAACAAAAGACTGAAGACCGACCGCATCAAGTTGTTTGTCGATGTGGTCACCAAGATGGCGAACGATACCCCAGCAGGAGGATACGCCATAGGCGAGGCTATCGGAAGCCTCCCGGACAATCTGAAGCAATTCCTCCTATCCGAGATACCCGACAAGATCATTCGTGCCGAGTATTCACGCAGAGGCTTGGGAAACCTTGAGGACGCATGCGTGACACAGGGGAATGACGAACTGATCGAGACATTCCGTTCCGAAATATACAACAACAATAAGTTACATACGATAGCCGATCTGCTGGGGACTGACTGTCTCCGTCCGGACCTTGTGGAAACTGCGGAGGCGCTAGTCAAACTTTTCCCGGAACGCTGGACTATCGAGGAGCTATCGGAAGAAATTTACGCAAGGAGTTTAGGATTATGAAAAGAAGATTAGAAAAATACAGGAAGAAAAGTAGAATGAAAACATATAATGAGTTATTAGGAGAAGTGAGAGACTTCACGGTTGAGAACTTAGGAAAGAACTTCGTTATCAAGAGAGGATGTTTCGAAGGCGAGACCGTAACCGTAGCCGGGTACACCGAGCAAGACGGCTTAGGAAGGCCTTCTGTTATTGTGGAATTGCCCGATACCCTTCCGATGAATAATCGTGGCTGGAATCCCGAAGACGGGCTTTGCTTGTATGACCGGATGCTCCTAGAGACCGACCCGGCGAAAAGCTATTGGTATGTTGATATAGAGGACCTAGAGGAATGCTAAACAGATCACAGTTACATAAGTATCAGTTACAGGGTGTAGAGCACATAAAGGATAATCCGGAATGTGCTCTATTCCTTGACATGGGGTTAGGGAAGACCGTCACCACGCTGACAGCCCTGTCCGATCTCATCCAATACTTTGAAGTCGGGAAGGCTTTGATCGTAGCTCCCAAACGTGTTGCCGAAGTGACGTGGGCTGACGAGATAGCTAACTGGGCGCATCTGAATAACCTGCGTGTCTCCGTGATCGCAGGGAACGCCAAGAAGCGTGCTGCGGCTGCCCGTGCCGATGCCGACATCTACACGGTAGGTCGTGACAACTTGGTTTGGCTGCTGGAGAACTTCGGTGGTGTGAAGCTCCCGTATGACTGCATCGTGGTGGACGAGTTGTCCTCGTTTAAGAATCACCAATCCGAACGATTCAAAGCCATGAAGAAGATCAGACGATACGCCAACCGGGTAATCGGTCTGACGGGTACACCAGCACCCAACGGACTCATCGACCTGTGGGCGCAGATGTTCGTCATAGACGGAGGCAAACGGCTTGGTCGGTCCATCACTGACTACCGGGCTAACTACTTCAAACCGGGTGCTCAGAACGGTGGGATCGTCTACAACTACAAGCCTCGGGAAAACACCGAGCAGATCCTCTCCGAGAAAATATCGGACATCACGCTGTCCATGAAGGCGGTCGATTATCTAGACATGCCGGACGTAAACTACATCTATGACAATGTGGTCCTATCCGACAAGGAGATGTCTATGTACAAGGAATTCGAGAAGGAGCAGATACTCTCGCTGCTGGGGAACGGAGATGGCGAGACCATCACTGCCATGACTGCCGCAGCCCTGTCAAACAAGTTGCTCCAGTTTGCCGGAGGAGCGATCTATGATGCGGACCGGAACGTACACCATGTGAGCGATGCCAAGATCGAAGCCCTGTGCGAGATGGTCGAGGCGTTGAACGGTGCTCCCGTCCTCATCGCCTACAACTTCCTCCATGAGGCCCACCGCATCGAGAAAGCCTTGGCCAAGTTGAAGCCCGTCCGCATTGGTGGTGATTCTAAGGGAGACGGGAATCAGATCATGCGTGACTGGAATGCAGGGAAGATCAAGGTGCTGATCGCCCACCCTGCCTCTGTGGGTCACGGTCTGAACCTTCAGAAGGGAGGAAACAACATCATATGGTTCGGGGTGACGTGGAACTTAGAGTTGTACCAGCAGTTCAATGCCCGGTTGTGGCGGCAGGGTCAGACGAAGCCCGTTTTCATCCACCACATCGTATCCCGGAGAACGCTCGATGAACGTGTTGTCAACTCGCTTCAAGGCAAGTCTAGTACGCAGGATGCGTTAATAGATGCTATCAAAGAACTGGTTTCGCAGTACAAACGTTAAGCATGGTTAATATTTTGTTCAAAATTTGGCAAATTCAGAAACCTGCCTTATATTTGCATCATCAAAGTTAAACAAGTAGTAACAATTAAAAAATATAAGATTATGAGACGTAACGACCAATGGAAACCGAGATTCGTAGCAACATTCAGAGTAGAGATGATAAACGGTCACTATGACCTAGAGACCCTTCATCTATATGCGATGAACCGAAAAGCAGCTTACCAACAAGCTAGAAGATACATCAAGTCGCAGGGTGGCGGAATGACTCTTGTATCATTGTCATATTAACTATTAAAATACAGGATCATGGAAAAGTCAAGAAACGCAGTTCAGAAAGTAGCCAAGATGAAAGAGCTTGGTATATTCGATAAATGGGTATCCAACACGGATAAGCAGGCCACGGAGTTCAAGCTAAACTGTGTACAAGGGAGAAATATGTTATTATCTAAATATGCATACCTATCCGATATGATAGAAGCATCATTCATATTTTTGGAATGCCCGGAAGGGAGACAGTTTTGGTACGACATAGTAGATGAATTAAGATCAGAAATTTAATTATGGTACAATTATATAGCAGAGATCAGAAAGTAGTGCGGTGCAATGAGTACCGTGACTACTTGGATTGGAAGGTATCAGTGGACCTGTTTAGATGTGATGGCGTGGAAACCTATCTTCACGCTCCTAGAGCATACGAGATGAAATAACCGTTTAAAGAAGAAATAGAGACAACCTTCGAGACGTTTGTCGAGTATGATCGTAATGTCCCGGCAGGGATAGGAAAGAAAGCAATTGTTAAATTTTTAAAAGTATATTGATCATGAATAAGTATAAATTATTTATACCCATAGGTGAAACACTGGAACTTGATAATGGGAAGACGATCACTTGTGTAGAAGATGAACCGTGTAATATATACGAAGGCTGCACAGAATGCGTGTTCCACAAAGAGGGTCACCCGGAAAATCTCGGAATTCACTGTTTCGAAATGTGCTGTAACCGTAAAAACCGAGAGGACCGTAATAACGTACATTTCGAATACATTAAATAATTAAAGATCATGAAGAAATTAATTAACTGGTTTAAGCAATCAAACAGATGGAAGCACTTATTCTACGGCTTCTTGGTATCACTGCTTATGGGCTTCGCATTCACGTGTGGAGCAGCAGCAGGAATGGAATTTAAAGATGAACAATGGGGCGGAAAATGGGACTGGGTAGACTTTTGGCTGACTGTTGTCGGAGCATGGTTCGGTCTGATGATCCGGCTACTTATTAAGAATATGTTCAACTTAGATTGGCTGTGACTATGACGTACCAAGAATATAATGATAGGCGGAATGATATAGTCAACGCCTATAACAACGGAGAGATGAACCTTCCCGATTTACAATATGAGCTAGCCAAGCTAGACCGGGACTATGAGAGTACTTATCCTGTTTCCACGTTCCCCGATTGGTCCAAGCGTGCCGAGGAAGCCCTTGCCAAGATGAAGGAGACACACCGGAAGGTCAAGGAAGAATGGGCACATGCCTACATTGACGGTGACAAGGTGAAGGTAAAGAAAGGGCCATCCGGTTTGCAATTAGTCGAGATGTCCGTATTAGAGGCTAGGTTACTAGCGAACGAAATTTTAAGTATAACCAATAAACAAAGGAGAAAAAGAAAATGAATGAACATATTTGCGCTGTATGCGGAGAAACCGATATCAAGAAACTGACCATGTTCAATTATGGCGTATGCCTGTGTCACCGTTGCTTGGAGATATCTGCGCATTCCTTTATCCATGATAATGCGGAACGGAAACTGAAGGAGACCGAGAAGAAGAAAGAATCCGTGGATGTGGAGGGCATGTCCAAGCAAGAGTACGAATCCATGAAGAAACTGAAGGACGAAATAGCGAAGAAGATATGGGATGAGATAACAGAGAAGATCAAGAAGAAACGTGAGGCGGATGCCAAGAAGATGGCAAAAAGTTTCGAGGAGATCGGGAAAGTTATATTCGTGGAACGGGATCGCCAGCCGGAGTCAATCAACGATCTCAAGAAGGCGCTGGATAAGGTAAAGGCGGGTCTGCGCACCTATAAAGCGATGTATCGGAATCGACTGGGGAAATTCACCAACCTTATGAATGAGCACAAGAAACTGATGATGGAATATAATAATGCAACAAGTGGACAGGAGTCGTTAATCGTCAGATTAGCAGATGCCCAATGTGATGTTAACCGATACCAAAAGAGATGCGATGAGTTGCAAGAGAAACTAGAAAGCTTTGTGAAAAGTGCGAATGGCAGGATACTTGCGGCTTCTGCTACTGGTCTGATCGTAGGCTTAATTTTAGGATATTTTGCGAGATGAAACCAAGGGAGGTAATTATCGGAACAATCCTCGCTGCTTTGGCGGGGATTTTCCTCGGAGCGTTTATAACAGGATTAGTAACCATTTTAACTGACGTATGAGTAAACAAGTAAACTTAGGACATATCGGGATGATGTTTAACGTTCATGTATTTGCCGTGTGCCAATTCCTTCGGATGCACCGGAAGAAGCCTGTATCTAGGGTACATCGTGGTAAGGTCAGCTACTACGGTCCGGCAGACCTGTTCGAAAAGAAACGGGAGGATTTCGTGCAGTACATATTCGGACTGTTTGACCGAAGAAGTCCGCTTACCCGGTGCTTCTCCCGTACCGCTAAGATAAACGCTGCGATCAGCGATGAGCGGTTCGAGACGAATCGTTTTGAGGAGAAACTACAGGCTAAGGAGTCGCACACGAAACGGCTGATCCGCATATCGGATATTACGGATACGGTGGGCGATGTGGAGGAACACCGGATCTATGAGTTCCGCCATTACGTTAACGGTGCGGTTAGCTTCTTCAGATGGACGGGAAACTCTTGGGAATTCCTAGAAGGAGAGAGAAGTTCTCTGAATAAAAAGCAGTTCGTGAAGTCGATTTGCGAGAGATACAAGGTCACTCCGTAGGCAAGAAACTTGAGAAGATTTAAGCAGATTGATAAGTTTTCTCAATTTGCACGAATTTATAAATTTTCTCAATGTGCACAAATTGATAAATTTGGACTAAAAATACTACGAAAATTCGTTACAAAAGAAATCCTAACAGAAGTTGTAGAATGTTAAACGTAAGATTAGAGTAAGCTTAGATAAGATTAAAATAACCCAAAAACAGGGCTTTTGTAAAGTATATTGTATACCCGTAGTTTTATATATGCAGCTAAGTTGCTACAAATCAGTCTGATGCGCAAGCTGCATAGATGTGCATTGATAATATTTTTCCCATCTATGCAGGATAACCTACTGATTTATAGATATTTGCATTAATGCATAGATAAAAGTAGTATTATTAAATATATGAAACCTTTTGATGTTGTTAATATATGTATATAATTGTATATGCAATTTAACACACTCAAAAGGTTTCGTTGATAAATATAGGAAAACATCTATGCATTTATGCATCATCAATGCATCGTATTGAGTATCAGTGAGTTACAGCGCATCGATGATCTATGCATCAATGCAGTTATCTATGCGGGGCTGGAAAGTAGCTGTTCTAGATTCGGGGACTCGCATTTTGCGAGGTCCTCACAATTTCGGTGGGGTCGTGATTCGCTAGGTCATCTCTACAGTTATCAAGATGGGAAGAATTTGGGGATGCTGGGGATAATGCTTACCTTTGCCTCATTAAACTAAATATCTTTCAAGCATGAACAGTATTCAAGCGAATCTTTATAATCCGTTCTACGGAGAGGAACTGTACACGCTGTACAAGGAACGATTCGGGCATACACCGATGTTCACAGAACCGGGACAGCTTCGGGAGGTCTTCGACAACTACGTTATGTGGTGCCGCAACCATCCGATCGAATCCATAGATTACGTGAAGAGCGGTGTGATGGCTGGGCAGAGTTACGTGGTACGGAAGAAACTGCTGGTAACGGAATTCGGCTTCACCCAGTTTCTAGGGGTGGGCTGCGACTATATTACTTCCCGTGAGAAAGCGTTCAAGGAGCAGCACGAGAAATACCACGATGACGAGTCACTTGCGTTCCTTGAGGAGATCCGGGTGATCCGTCAGTGGATACGGGATGACATGGATAAGGGAGCATCTGTCGGGCTGTATGATCCGAACTACATCTCGAAGCTACGTGGACTCAAGGCATTGAGCGATGTCACCAGCAACGACGAGAAGATCACTGGCGGGCTGCGTGTTGAAGTTTTAAGCAATGATACAGCGAAACGTATGCAAGCCCTTGCGAAAGTCGCTAAGAAGCGAGAAAAACACGGTGACGATAAACTAGACGATCCGAAGGAATGAAGACAACCTATGTATTCGATAAGCTCCTAGAGGCTACGGTTGACCCGAATGTCCGTGGCGTATCCAGCAGAGGCGGAACACGATCCTCCAAGACATGGTCGATGCTTCAGCTTCTCTACATCATGGCTAGGGAATCGGAAACACCGCTCCTCATCTCCTGCGTTACGGACACGATGCCGGGCATCAAGCGAGGTATGTTCCGTGACTTCAAGCGCATGCTGCAAGACGAAGGCGTGTGGGACGACAAATGCATGAATCTGACCGATTCCATTTATTCGCTGGAGAACGGGTCACAGATCGAATTCTTTGGCTGCGAGGACTCGTCTAAGGTTTTCGGTCCTGCCCGTGACATCCTGTTCGTAAACGAGGCGCAGCGTGTCCCGTTTGAAGTTTTCCGTCAGATGGCGGTGCGTACCCGGCTAATGCTCTACATCGACTTCAATCCTGTCAAGAAATTTTGGGCACACGACTACTTCAAAGGACCGGGAATGGTCGAGATCGTGAGTACCTACAAGGACAATCCGTACTTGACTCCCGAACAGATCGAGGAGATCGAGAGAAACCGGGCTGACGAGAATTGGTGGAGAATCTTCGGTCTCGGGGAAACCGGAGGCGTAGAAGGGCTGGTTTACCCGGAATACGACATAGTTCCTAGTTTCCCGGCTGATGTTACCGGGCAATGTCTAGGCTTGGACTTCGGATTCACCGGAGACCCCACAGCCATCGTGCGTGTCGGCTTCAAGGGCAGAGACCTGTACATCGAAGAACTTGAGTATCGCACAGGCATGGTCAACTGGGACATATCCGAAGTTCTCCATGATCTCGGCTTCCACAAGACATACACCATCGCTGATTCGCAAGAGCAGAAGAGCATCACCGAAATTTCCCGGCTGGGCTGCAAGATCATCCCGTGTATCAAAGGAAGAGGATCGGTGGTTGCCGGGATCAGTGAAGTCAAGCAATTCAAGTTGCACGTAGTCGCAGGATCACGGAATGTGCAGGACGAATTCGACCAGTATTCGTGGACTCTCGACAGGATGACAGGGATGTACGACACTACGAAGCCGCAGGATGCGAATAACCACGCTATGGACGCTATTCGCTACGCAGTCGACTATCTTATAACCAAGTACCGTCCGGGTGCTAAAAATCAAAGGAAAAATGGGTAAATTCAAGAATTTCAGAAGTTACGTGGCGCATCGATGGATGCGTCCTTTCAAGCGTTTCTACGGATTCATGAAACGCAGGATCAGCCGCAAGCAGAGGATCATGTCACTGCTTAGTCTCTCGAACCTAAAGCCCGATGCCGTGATAGCTATGTCGCAAGATGAGAGGGCATTAATGGATACTTTTGCAAAATTAATCGTACCTTCGCACCTAGTAACTCGGAAGGGTCGGATCATCCACGCAATCCCGGAACTGGAAGACGTGGAACTGTGGCAGATGATCGAAGCCCGGAGAGCGGAGACAGCGATCGACCGCATCAAGGGATGGTGCGGATACGTCCCGGAAACGGTGGCGGACATGATCAAGTTGTCAAAGTTTATTGAAACCGAGTTCCATCGTGCCGACCAGCTAGAGGCTGCGCTGCTTCCACGAGGCGGAGGCAAAGCGGACACCAGCCCGATAGCGGAAGCCAAGAATATCTTGGGCATGGTTCAGATGACAGCAGAGTTGATGTCGTGCTCCTTCGAGGAAGCGAAGAAGATAAACTACTCGGATGCCATTCTTGCTATCAGCAGACGGCATGATGAAGTAGAGAGAATGAAAACTAAAACTAAGTAATTATGAGTTGTAAGTATGACATTATCGATGAAGGTGGGCGTAAACGTGTAAGAGCGTTGCGTCCCTTCACGGTACAAGGGCGGGATGTTTGCCCTATGGAACTAGGCGGATACGTCTACGATGCTAACACGTTATCACAGGATGGTAACTGTTGGATATTTAGCGGGTCACTGGAATATCCCGGTGTACGTGTTATGGATGAGGCTATTGTGGATATGGGGAACAATCTAGCTGCGGCGGTAACAGCTAGACCGAAGAACGTTATCATCTCCGGTAATTCCCGTATCATGGGAGCGATCTCGTTTGAATCACAGGCGTTCGGTGTGGTGCAGACCCCTGCGATGTTTGAACAAGGTGCATATGGCGTGACGGTGGGGAGCGTTCCCGTTAAATCGCCCTCAGCTAACCGGGTGCGTATTCCGGTACCGATATTTGGTGGTACCGTGGGAAAGGTAGCTATCACAAGCACCGCATACAGAGCTAGGTTAATCTCATTGAATGAAGCCGGGATCGTAACATCGGCAACCGATTGGACTGTTGGCGGTCCTGCTGTTACCTTGACTACCACAGCACCGTATATTCTTGTGGAGGTTCGAGGAGTAGAGGAAACGGCGATTTCTCCGGCGGACGTAACAGCAGCAGGAATCACGATAACACGGGTAAGGGTGGCGGATGTTACGGTATTCAATTCTTCCATCGTCCCAGTATATAACGGTGCAGTTACGAACGTCGCTAATAGCCTTCGAATATCTGCATCGGAGGAGGCATCCGCCCTCGTCAACGCTAGAGTTAACTTTCAAAACTCTTACATTCGTGTAGAATGTACCTTTAACGCAACCAACACGGTAAGGATGAATGCGGACTTTATCAATGTTAATTACAGCTTGGCGTTGACGGCGGGGATTTATAGCTACATATCGGGTGTATTCCGCAACACGAATATCAATACGCCGGCAAGCGTATCCGGCGTTGTCTACACGAAACGTTTATTTGACGTGTCCGATTGCCCGAACTTCGAGTACTCAACGGCGACGTTCCCCGACTTAACCACTATGATCACATCCGGTAAGACGTTCTATTTTAAGCAGTGCAACATGCCCACCGGTTCAGCGATTATCTATTATGACCCCTTAGTGACGGTATGGGATAACATCGACTTTACTAAAGCTATGGCGGACTTAGGGAAAGCTTTTCCTGCGCAAGTTACGCTCACGATGGTATCCTCTAACAAACAGGGATGGTATCGCATATACGGTATAAATTCTAAGACACACGGGGCATTGGTGGAATCCCTTTCTAGTATCTCGTCGGCGAGTTTCGCTACCGCAAAAAATACCTACGACACGATAATCCACAAAGACCATACGATTACGGGTGCATTCGAAATCATTGGCCGCAACGTATTTGGCGGTACATTGGGCGGTGCGTCCAAGATTACCAATACCTCAGAAACGGCGATGGTAATTGACGGATCATTCCGGATTGAAGGGAACGCACAAGTAACCGATACGCCTCTCAAAGGTACAGGGTACATCGGTGGGAATGCCGAACTGAAGAACGGTGTGGTGGAAGGATATATCTACATGGCTGACAATGCGAAGTATATTCCGGCAGCGGTTACGAATGCCGCTATCATTAAACATTTAATCATGACGGGCAATTCGAAAGTTCTCAAACAGCGGGACATAACTAACAACCATGTTAAAATGGAATTGTCCGATAACGCTGTTGTCGATTCCGTGACGAGCACAGACCGAGGATTCTTGAAAATGTCGGGCAATGCGTACCTTTACAGCGCCGGCGCAGCCATAACGCCAGTTGTGTATGGGACTTTAGAAATGAAAGATAACGCTAAACAGGTAGGAGGAACCCTAGCCACAGAAGGCGATGTCACGATTTGTGGCGGTTACAATCAAACTTCGGGGTCTCCGACTATTAGGGGTAAGCGCACGATAGCGAACGTCTCAGAGATCACAGCAGTAGAATTACCACCAACTAAAATAACTTGGTAAATTATGAAATACAGTATAAATAGTGCTGGTAGAATAGTAGCCGAGAGAGACATTTACTCTCTCGGTGGCTTTATACCTAAGGGAAGATTGGGAGGTTTTATCGCAGACGAAACGCAGTTATCGCAGGAAGGCGAATGCTGGCTGGATAGCGGAGACATAAGCACAAGACCGGATGTGCGTATCAAGGATAACGCATTCATAGGAGGATTCTTTAGAGGCGAGAATCCCGTTCACACGGATGGTGTAACGGAGTTTAGCGGTAACACGTTGATACCCGGAAGCGTAAGTATCAGGTGCTTCGCAGCAGATACCAAGAACAACATGTTTGTCAAAGATTCGTTCATCGGAGTATCAATGGACGTTCTCTGCGGTCCGGAATCCACTACGACAGCGTTCCCGTTTGGGCAGGGAATTTATAATAACGATGCAGCGAAAGGGACACTATTCGAAAATATGGTGGTGACCCCTGTCCCAGTTAACATTTGTAGGTCGTTTGCAGATTTGAGATTGGGAAAAGATACGTACCTTTATATCCCTACTGGGTACAATTGCCGAGTTCTTTGGGCTTATTATGACACGTCAGATCGACTAGCATATTCGGGAGAATCTACCGCTTTCGCAGCAGGCCTACATAAGTTAAGCCACCCGGTGTATAAGGTAGCCCGTATGCACATAGCGAAAGCTAACGGAACTGCAATGACCCCGACTGATTTGTTGGCTACAGGAGCTAAGATACTAGGACATATTAGCGATTCTGCGAACGTTGATATCCGCCCGGAGTCAGCTTCGGGTAGTTATGTGATGGTCAATTCTTCTTTCATTGTGGAAACCGACAACTTTGGATTGAATACCACGCAACTGCGATTCTTGGCGGATAGTATGTACGATACTACCATGTACACAAAGACGGATAGACAGGATTATAAACCGTATGGTACATTCCGGAACGTGGAACGGTTGGAATATACTAAGTATCTGGCCAATTTGCACCGTACCGCAGCAAATAGGGATACTTACATCTCCGCTTATGATTGTCCTTTGCTTCGTGTAGACGAGTATACGTATGCCGATAGTTTAACAACCGCCGGAGACTTAACTCTTCGTAGATGTATTGTCCCTAAAGCTGAATTCCAAAATGACGTTATAAACGGGAATACCTACGAAGACATAGATTTCTCGTATGCTAACGAAGACTTGGGATTCACAATAGCGGGATACGCTAAATTCGTTTCAAGCCATAAGCAGGGCATATACCGCCTGAGCGGAGGTCCTGCTCCTGCGGGATTCGCTAGTCACAAGGGTAACTTGGCTGATACGGCTAGACTGTTTCAAGCAGAAGAGTATATTCCTTTGGACGGAAGCGTCGTGGAGCAAGGATACTTCGTGGGTTCCGCCGGGACATATTATGAGGACATGAAAGCCAATACGCCGGATGTAGTAAGAACCGCACGACCCGTTAGCACTATCGGTTTAAGCCTTCCTACGTTACCCGCCGGATACCTAGTAAGGTCTATATATTACTTTACGGAAGACTTTAAACTCATAAGCAGGGTTCCGGCGCCCACGAGCGTGGATACGACCAAGCCCTACGCTATGCTTGATTTTTGGAGAGACGGAGGCGGGATCCTTAACGCCTCGGACTTCATAGCCCTAGGATTATCTCTGGGTATGACTAACTATGGCAAAGCCCCGGAGATCACAGGAAGTTCATACGTGGGTGCGGGGTGCACGGTTCGTGGGGATGTTAAGCTAATCGGTGATCCTTATGTTAATAGACTGTTGGATGTTAATGTGTGGGAACGTGGTGAAAACACAATGGTACCTCAACAAACTTGGGAAGCCGGAAAGAACTTAACTAACCAAGAAAGACACTTCGAATTTAAGAACGCAGTTCCGGTAGAATCAGGTGGGACACTATCGGTTGCATCCGGGTATTTCCTGTACGCCGGATGGATGGATGAAAACATGCGAATATCGAGTACTAGCGGCGCATGGGGATCATCTTTCACAGTTCCTGCGAATGCTAAATATGTGGGTTTGGTGCTGAAAAAGGCCGCCAGTGCAGAGGCTGCGGGGGCGCTCATAGATGAGTCCGACATCCCGTTAGCAAACGTTAAGTACGTTCGAGCATTCAAGAAGCGTAGATACATAGTTAACGAACTAGACCGTACTAGCCCGGAAGACATTCTGTTAAGCGTGGATTATTGGGAACAGGGAACAGCCGGAGGCAGACAAGCAGACGCAGGTAAAACCTACGAGGAAATTAAAGCAACATCCGGAACCACTATAAGACTTAAACGTCCTATAAATGTTTCCCCGTCATCTAGTAGAACATCGGTATCGGGATTTTTAAGGCATATTAGGGTGCTAGACGCAGGAGCTAAATTCCGTTTAGGCGAACTGATGAACAGCGCCGAGATGGCTTTACTTGCTGCTATTATTCAGAAAGACCCATCGGCTGCGATAACTCCATCGGAGATACCCACTTCTAGGCTAGTGTTGGAATTCGTACCACAGCCGAGAATCATAGTTCCTTATGGGTCTGCTACTATGTTCATAAGTGGTCCTAAAATCCGGATGTACGACAATGCGGTTCTGTCCCGAAATCTCAACCATGATGCTGATATCGTCCTACAGGGTGATGCGGTGATGGGCTACGATTTCTCTTCCGGAGGCTGTCTGTGTTCTAACGGTCACGATGACGCAATAATCAAACTGCCATGATATTCAGCGATGTAGTAAACTTTATGAATGAGCAAGCCGAGATAATCGGCTTGCCTATCTACTTCGGTTCGGATGATAATCTGAACGAGCAAGTAAACGCCATTGACGGCATATTCCTCACGTTCGATGTGCCCGGTGGTGGGATGAACAAGCTGCCTCCGGCTGTCCGGAGATATGATGTGGTCCTGCAATGCCTTGACAAGTCACATTATATGACGGACAACTTGCAAGAGTTGCTAACATTGGAACGGACGGACTTGTATATTAACCGCCTAATGTCTACTTTTGTATGTCATTTCGAGGTCGAAGGTCTGAAATTCGTGAAGATTCAAGGACTGTACGACTCTGAGAAATCGGGATGGAGAGTGACATTTTCGGTAACGAATGATCTATTAAACTATGGATAAGGAAATTGTAGCGGTAGTTGAGCAGTTGAAGAAGGAAATATTCGAAAACTACGTGTCCAAAGGCTTGGTAGCCTCCGGAGACTTCGGTAGGAATCTTATTTTACACGAGAACGGTGACTCCATTAAACTGACAGCACCGAAGCATGTTATCCAAATGGAGAAAGGGAGGAAGGCTGGGAGTTTTCCTCCCGTTTCTGCTATTAAGCAGTGGATCAAGGACAAGAACCGGACAGCAGGAACGGACATCCCGGAAGAGGCGGCATACGCCATAGCCTACGTAATCAAACGGGATGGCATCAAAGTTCCCAACAAATACAATGGTGGAGGGGTAGTCTCCGACATCATCAATCCCGAAAGGGTGAAGCGGTTAACGCTGGATATAAATAAGATCATTAAAGCAAAAATTCTAACAATATTAACGCAATGAGAGTAGCAATTCCTAGAATAAATACGAGCGTAGGTCTCGCAGACGGACAGGTCTACAACTATCCCGGATGTCTGTCCATTTGGGATAACATCCCGTTGAAGCTGGTCGTTACGGACTTGCCTACGGACATCATAGTATACTTCTTTATACAATGCCGATCCTCCCTAGACTCGTTCTACGTGGCTAATCTTGAACCTGTCAACGGGATCGAGATAGACTTGGCATCCCACTTCTATCCGCTCCTCCCGGCATACAAGGACCGGATAGCCGGGTACACCGTGGAGCTAGGGCTGACTCACAAAGCTAACCTAACTGCCAACGTGCAGACACAGCAGTTCCGGATGCCGATCATGAACCTAGCCAGCCGGAACAACATCAACCGGGTATCTAAGCACGACACGGACTTCCGGGATGACTTGGGACGCAGAGCACCACTAGCCCACACGCTGGATGATGATTTCTTCATCAACAGCCAATACCATGATAGGGACTATGATGTAGACGTTATCTATCAAGACGGAACGGTTGACAGATTTAATTACATGCAGGGCGACGGAATATCGGATGCATGCCAATACAAGAAGATCACGCTCAAGAATCCGGACGGATCTGTAGCAGCCGTGAAGTTCTATCCGGAGGAGATTTCCGCATGCGGAGCTATCACACTGCGCTGGCTTAACTCTTACGGGTCCTATGATGCGATCTCCTGCTACAATTGGAGCACGCAGCCTACGATCACACAGGGCTTGGACGGTGGTACGATAACTAAGCGAGAGTTGACCTGCGTATTCGAACTGACCGAGGCTAACAAGTTCGCTCTTGATGTCCTGTCAACGTCTCCGGACGTTACGGTGAAGGGCTTGGATGGCGTTCCCAATGACACCAAGATGCGCTGCTCCTCGACTACGGGAGTCAAGTATACAGCATCCGGCTTGGCGAGAACAGCAACGTTAAAATTCCAATACTAACATGGATATAAAGATACAGATAAACGGCACATTTTTGGAGGGCTTGACTAAGACAGATGTCAAACTCTCCATCAATGCGTCATCTCCCTACTCGTTTGGCGAGTCTACCCGTACCTACTCGGCTAACATCAAAGCACCGAGAAACCGGGTAAACGATGGTATCTTCTATCAGATGCGAAACTTCGGTTACGTGAAACGTGACATGAAGTACGAGGCTAGGATTTACATAGGCGGCATCGCTATCAACAAGCGTTTCAAGGCTAAGGTGACCTGCGATGAGGAGAGCTACAGCGTTGCGCTGTCTCAGTCGGATCTCAAGATGTCGCAGTTGCCCAAAGAAGTCGTGGAGGCTACGCTTATCGACTCGAACGTAGGCAATACCCGGTTCTTCCGGGCTAGCGATCTGATTACGAAAGCACTAGGATCTCCTACTCCCGTGACATTCCCAGCTATCGGCTACGGTGGTTATGTACCGGGCCTAATCATCGAGAACTTGGGTCAGAGAGCGGTTTCCGATCTGCTCGTAGGCAAGTCTGTCACGGTGTTTTGGCGATACGCTTCTGAGACGGATGACGGTACGAAGTACTTTAAAGGAAACGCTCTAGACATCAAGGAGTACGATACTCGGATAGCCATGACAGCACCGGGTGGCGTGACTCAATCGACTATGGCTGTGGTCACTATGGACAACAACGCATACATCACACTGGACATGTCTGAGGTGGGCACGATGCTGAACTACGTGGTCCTCAAAGCTGTGTATAACAATCAGACGGTGGCGATATTTCAGAAGGATGACGATCAGAACGATATCACACAAGTACGTTACAAGTATGTTTCCACAACCATGAACATACCGATCTATCAATTCTATGGCTTCTACATCAGCCGGGATATCAATGACTACAATAAGTTGAATGCGCTTCCGCCATCCTTCATGTCACCGGACGAAGCCGTGAACATGTCGGGCAAGATAACATCGCTTCAGAATACCGCAGGGCTTACACAGGAATGGGGTAACTGCGGAGTATCGGATGCCATAACGTACCTCACCGATATCTGCAAGATATTTCAATGGGGATGGAAGTTTACGACAAACGAGGATGATAGCGGAAACACGAACGTCATCGTCAACGTGTACAAACTGATCGCTGACGATGCCCGTAACGTGGATCGGAACAACGGTCCGATAACCTTCAACGAGTTCCGGCAGGATTGGTCTGACTTTTACCTGTCAACCGACAAGATCGAGGATTCTGAGGGCTTCCCGAACACCGCAGTGTTCAAGATCGGGGATTTCTTCAAGAGTCTACAGGTTTCGAAGGCATCGTTCACGGCTAAGGGAGACATCGTGGAATCCGGTGTGCCGTATCCTCAAAACGGTACGTATCCGAGATTCGCTATCCGTAAAGGAGCGATAGGTTCGGGGTCTACTTGGGTAGAATACTTCAAGTCTATCGAGTACACGCAGTCACTACAGAAGTACTACGGGCTGTTTTCGGACGCATTGGACGTGACAATTAAGGCTAAAATACCTTATTATCACATCGAAAAAAACTATAAGGAGAACGGGATAGTGTGGTTCAAGCAGCTAAATGCGTTCTTCTACGTCCGTTCGATCACGGATTACAACCTATCCACACAGGAATGTAAGGTAAAATTGACTAAAATTAATCTAGCAAGAACAAAATAATGGCAGATAATGTTACACTATTAGACCTATCGTTCAACACGGCTGAAGCCGTAGACGGTTTGGATGCGCTTATCAAGAAGTCGCTCGAACTGTCGGACGAAAAGAAGCAGCTAGTAAAGCAGATAAATGATGAGAAGGCTGCTCTTGCTGGCATCCGTCAGAACTACAAGGACAACTTACTGGATCAGACGGCATTCGAGAAGCAGTCAGCGAAGTCAGAGGAGGCAATCATCGCTCTTACCAAGCAGCTAAACAACAACAAGGTCGCCACATCGGAGAATGCTGCGCAGATCAAGGCACACACCACTATCGTCAACTCGGAGGCGGAGAGCGTGGAGACCCTTCGTGCCCAGCTAGCGTTGAACACGAAGGCATTGAACAAGATGTCCATCGAGCAGCGCACCAACACCGAATCGGGAAAGCAGATGGTCGCTCAGACTAAGGAGATTTCCGACAAACTGAAAGAGTTGGAGAAAGGGGTGGGTGACACACGGAGAAACGTAGGTAACTACGCTGAGGACATCGAAGCCGCCACCGCCAATCTTGGTGGAATGACGGGTGCGACCGGGCAGATGATCAAGGGCATGTCGGGAGGCATCGCTTCCATCAAGGCGTTCAACGCTGCGCTCATGGCTAATCCGTTCGTAGCCATCGCATCGGCTATCCTTGCGGTGATCTCGGCTATCGGGAAACTGATGGATCGCAACAACGAGTTAGCGGTGTCTGTAAAGACCATCCTTGCTCCTATCGAACTGATCATCACGAAAGTGCTGGATGCTGTGGCTGCCCTGTTCGTTGAGATCGTAAAGGTTTTCGAATGGCTGGCAGAGGCTTATATCAAAGTTTACAACTGGCTTGGACTGATATCGGATGAAACGGTGAAAGCCATAGAAACCGCTAGAGGCATGGCGCAGGTGGAACGGGACATTTATAACGCTGAGACCGATCTTATTGTGGTTTTAGCCCGGCAGCGCAGGGAGATGGAGGAGCAAAAGGCTATTCTTGCCGATCAGACTAAGAGTTCTAAGGAGCGGCAAGCAGCAGCTAATGAAGCCTTACGGATATCTAGGGAAATGGAGGCTGCCGAATTAAAGGTATTAGAGGCTAAATATCAGCAGATAAAGACTCAAAACGAATTGTCTTACACTTCCGATGAAGACCGGAGGAAAGAACAGGAGGCTTTAGCCGCATTGGAGGAAAAGAGAGCACAGTATTTATCACAACGGAAGGAACTGACCAGTCAAGTTTCCGGATTGGAGAAGGCTGATATGGCGGCAGCCTCGGCAGCCGACAAGAAGCGTGCCGAGGATTACGCCAAAGCGCAGAAGGCGGCTGCTGAGAAAGCTAAGAAGGCTAAGGAAGATGCCGACAAAAAGGCAGCAGAGACCACCAAGAAGGTGCAAGCCGAGGTCCTCAAAAGATATGAAGCCGGGATAACTGAGATACAGTTGAAGATCCGTGAGTCAAATATCGGCATCGTGGACAAGAAAAAAGCCTTAGAGGATCAAGACAGGCTGAACCAAGCCATCTTGGAGAAGGAACGTTACCGTCTCAGTCAAGGATTGATCACGCAGCAGGAATTTGACAACATCCGGTTGGAACAGCGTGTGGCATTCCAAGAGCAGGTATCAGAACTTGAGAAGGCTGAAGCTGACAAGAAGAAGGCAGCTGCCGCCATTGATCTAGAGAACAAGCGTGCCATCGAGGAAGCTAACATAACAAGCGACTTCGAACGTGAAACTCTTCGGTTAGAACAGCAACGCCAATTGGAAGTAGCAGCAGCCGAGAAGGTCGGTGCTGACGTGACTCTGATCGAAGCCAAGTACGCTCAGATTCGGGAGAAACGTGAGAAGGAACTAGTCAACGCCAAGTTGCAGATGACAGCCGACATTGCCGGACAGATATCCAACATCATGGGACAGGAATCGGCAGCAGGTAAGGTATTTGCGCTGGCACAGGCTACGATCAACACGTATCTCGGTGCTTCTAAGGCTATTGCGCAGGGCGGTATTTGGGGAGTTGCCCAAGCAGCCATCGTAATCGCAGCCGGACTGAAACAGGTCGCTTCCATCGCTAAGGTAAAAGAGGATGTGCCGAAGACCAACACCAACGTCCGCAAGTACGCTAAGGGCGGTCAGATATACGGTCCGTCCCATGCGCAGGGTGGCGTGACGTTCTCCGGTTCGAATGGTCAGCGTTTCGAGGCTGAAGGTGGCGAGAATGTTTACATCCTCAACCGCAGGGCATCCAATGCCATCAATGCGCTGTCTGCTCTGAACATGGAATACGGTGGCAGATCCTTCGGCAACTCCAGCGTGTACAAGTACGCAGACGGTGGCGGATTCGATGTACTCAGTTCGCAATCGCTTACCAATCTGAACAAGGCTGTCAAGAAGGACGTTGATCTGTCACCCAAGACAATCGCAGCTATCGCATTAGCCTTCGTTGACGGTGTACAGAATGCTCCGAATCCTATAGTCTCCGTACAGGACATTACCGATGTTCAGCAGGGACGCACGCTGGTGATAGATTCCGCAACAAATTGAAACGGGAGTTTTAGAATTTAATTAAGTAAATAGATACCTTTGCAACTAATTAGGAACAACTATGATTTTTAAGAAATTACGAATTATCGAAGCAGGTCCTACCGCTAACTCGTGGGGACAAGAAGTAAATGGGGAATGGAAGGAAGCCTTGATCGTCATCAAGCCGGAATCCATAGCCTCTCTTGTTGCGTTAGGCAATGAGAGACCTATCCACGCTCGTAGATCGCATAACGGTGCGGACATGCTGGACCGATACATCGGAAGTTTTTCTAACTTTATTGAAGAGGATGGCGTGGCATACGCTGACCTTACCATCTCGGAGGCTGCTGAGAAAGCCTACCCCAACGAAATTACCTTTATAACAGGAATGATCGAAAACGAACCGGAGATGCTTGGCGTTTCCGTGATCGACCTAGACTTAAAGGTGTACAATGCGGACGAAGACATCTTCGAGGTGACTGAATTTTTGGAGCTATTCTCGTGCGACTTGGTTGGATTGCCAGCCGCTACGAGTTCTTTATTTAGTAATAACAATCAAAATCGTAAATCTATGGGATTTTTTACAAGTTTATTCTCCAAATTTGCTGAGGAAAAGGCAGGTGAAGAGAAGAAAGATGAAGAAACCAAGCTGGCTGACCAAGTAGTAAGCACAGTGAACGGTGAAAAGATCACCATCAAGGCAAGCGGAGAAGAAGCTGCGGTTGGTGACGAAGTGGTAAAAGAGGACGGTTCACCTGTCGAAGATGGCGAAGTCATCGTTGATCTTGGCGAAGAAGGAAAGATCATCCTCGTGATCAAAGACGGAAAGATCGCTGAATTCAAAGCGTACACCGAAGAGGTGGAAGTCGAGGAAGCAGGATCAAAGACTCCGGACGAATTCTCGAAACGCTTGCAGGCTGTTGAAAAGTCGCTGGGTGAGATCAAGACAATGTTGTCACGTCAGACAAAAACGCCTGTCATGCAGGAACGCAATGACGCTAGCAAGTCAAAACAGTCTTCTCATGACAAAACTCAACTGTCGAAAGACGAGAGACGCAGACAAGCGTATGAAGCCATGCAGAAATATTGCGGCAAAAAGTAGTTAATAACCTATCAATCATAAGATTATGACATTTACTGATCTGAATAAACTTAACATGGAAAGCCTGTCGGAGATCATCTCTCTGACTGTTGGCTTGGTTGGCGAAATGCAGAAGGGTGCGACCGTTCTCGCAGGTATCGACAACAAAACTCCTATCGTGACATTCACTGCTAAGGACAAAGCCCTTCGCAAATCTACCGGATGTGACGGTAAGTACGAATACACCGAGATGGCGGACAAAGTGAAGTACTACGACTTCCAGCCCGTTGAGTTGCCTATCGTAGTGTGTCTCCAAGACCTTTGGGGTAAAATGGTTGCTAAAGGCATCCACTTGTCAGATGACTTTAGCGAAACCGAATTGGCTGGCTTCATGGCATCAGAAGTTCTGAAGGTGCTGGAAGCTGACTTGCTTCGTTTGGCTTGGTTGGACGGTCAAAAAGACGCTGACGTAGCGTACAACATTTTCAAAAACGGTGGTTTCATCAAGCAGATGGAAGATAGCGGTGAAACTATTCTCACGCTGACGCTGGATGCCGACGACACTACAGGAGTTGTCCGCACGATGAAAAAACTGATCGACAGCCAACGTCCGGATCAACTGGAAAACTCTGAATTCTTCGTGACATCTAACGTGATGCGTATTTTCAAGGACTTCACACAACAGAAGGATAACCACATCGCTCAGATGATCATGATGGACGGCAAACCGGAGTATTACTTGGAAGGCTACAAGATCAACGAGTTGCCTCACGTATCAGCATCTATGACTGCTGACACAACCAAGAAGGAGGCGTTTATTGCGTTTACTCCGAAAACGAACATCCAAATCGTGCTGGAAGACAGCAACGTGAACATAAAACCGTTCCTACAGGACGCTCAGACACGTAAGTACTACTCTACTACTGTCTTCGCTGCTGACGTAATGGTAGCTGTTCCGGAAATTTTGAAACTTGCGACTAAAGCGAGATAACTTTAAAACTGAAAACAATGGCATGTCTAACTAAACTCAATAAGGCTATCGTTTTCGGTTGTGCTGGAGGAGCTATCGGTCTGTCCGATCTCCTCCTAGTTAACAAAATTGACATACAATCTATCACCGTAGTGGATAACGAGGTAACAGCGATTACTTTAGTTTCCGGAGCAAAGGCTTACGCAGTTGACTGCTACAAGAACGGTGTTAAGATCGCAGAAGCTATCCGATCCTTAGATGCCGCCAATGGCGTGGAGCAGACAGTAACCGTTACTGTTTACGACAAGACCAAAGATGGCGCAAGAATCGTGGATTCCCTGCTAAATGGCAAATTTGTTGCTTTCGGCAAACTGAAAGACGGTGGTGTTATAAAGGTAGCCGGAGGGCTGGCTGGCTTGGAAGCCGCAAGCGCAGATTCCGACACATCCTCAGCAGGAGGATTTACTACTGTCACGTTGAAAACTCCGGACGGAGGAAGAGGCGACTCTGTGATGGTAGCAAGCACAACTGCTTGGACTTATCTTAATGCTAACAAAATAACCGGGTAACTATGGGATGTATAAGTAATATTACAGGTGCTATAACCTATGACTGCTTAGGCGGTGCTGTTGGGATTGCCGATCTGCTGCTGATCAACTACTCTGACGTTCAGTCTGTAGCCATCAACGCAGGAGAAGCGACCATCACGCTGGTAGGCAGCGCAAAACCTGTGAGAGTCGCATCCATCCGGAAGGGAGCTAATGCGACCGAAGCAGTAAGATCAAACGAAAATGCGCCAAATGCGCTGGAACAGACCGTTAACTTTACGGTGTATAAGAAAACGAAGGTAGAAGCCGATTTCGTGAACACAATCATCAACTCTCGACTCGTAGCGGTTGCCAAGATGGTGGAAAACGGAGTTTACCGGATATTCGGTCCGAATTACGGCTTGGAAGTATCGGCATTGGAAGAGTCAGCTAACGAAAACGGTGGATTCACTGCCATCACGCTGTCAACTCCGGAAAATGTGCTGGGAGAACCAAGAGCAGTGATTACGGAAAGTACTTGGAACACATTAGTAGCTAAAGCAGGATAATATGGCATGTATCAAGAAAATTACAGATGATTTGGCTTTTGACTGTAACAATCCCGGTTTGATTGCGGGTATTGTGGGAGTCGAGGAAGCTATCATAATCAACTTCGAGGATGTGTCTAGCGTTTCTGCTACACCATCCACAGGCAACGCATTGATCACGCTGAAAGCCGGGACAAAAGGCTACACTATCCAATGCGTCAAAAACTCAGTGCAGATCACCGAAGCCGCACGAGCAAACGATAACGCTCCTACTATGCTGGAATTGACCGCAAACATCAAGTTGCTGTCTGCCCTTCCGGTAGTGACGTACATCAACGGATTGCTCTCCGGATCATTCCTGCTGGCTGTCAAGACAAAAACTAATCAGTACTACTTGCTTGGAGCACATTCTCCGCTCGAAGTATCTGACATGGTTACGGACAGCGCAACAGATGGCGTGACAACTGCGACTCTTAAAACTCCGGACGGTGCATGCGGTGACTATCGTTACAGCATCACAGCCGAATTGTACAACAAACTTAAAACGAAAGCATAATGGCTAAAAAGAAAGAAACTAAAGATATCCAGCCTGTCAGACAGCTTGTTACTTTGACAGACGAAGTAGAAATGCTGATGCTATGCAAGAGTATCACGCATTTGAAACTTGACCCTACCTGCCACATGGATCGCAAGTATGCGAAAGATTGGTACGAGAAGCACTACATCACAGGCATCCATGCCCGTTACGTAATGAAGCCGGGTCTTACCATCAATCACGTAGGTGACGGAATCGTGTATCGTGCATTTAACTGTACCGATGCCATTGCGGTTCGCATCATGAAAGAAAACAAGGATTACGTAGACTACTTCGAGGATTTGGGTGAATTCGTCATGCCGGGTGCAGACATGCCTACAGTGATTCCGGAGACACCGCAGGACGATCCTGTAGTAGAGGAAGACCAGCCTACAGTGATTCCGGAAACTGAGGACGACAAACCGCAGGTTGAGGAAGCACCGAAGGAAGAAGCACCAAAGGAAGAGGAAGCACCTGCTGCTCCCGAAGACGATAAGGTGCTGGAAGACCTTGAGAAAGAACTGAACGAAGAAAAGTAATCAAACCATTTAGTGATGATAGCGCACAAGAAAGTAAATGTAGTAATAGACAGGGCTTTAAAGACGAGCGCACGCACGAATGAGAAAGTTGTGGGATATGGGGAAGGAAACCTGTATCCCCAAATTATCTCAGAACTCATTTATGCGAGTAAGACAGCCGCTTTAAGCACCGAGAGATTGTCAGAAGCAATCGAATGCGAGGGATTCTTGCATGAGGAATTCGCTAACCTTGAGAATGCCTATGGGGACACGCTGAACGATGTGTTAAACTCCATAGCATACGACATCGCACGATTTCGGGGTGCTGCGCTTATCGTCCAATACGGAGGCGATTACCGTCCGAAGGCTGTCTACCATGTTCCGTTCGAATACGTTCGTGCCGGGCTGAACAAGGACTATCTGACAAATCCCGTTATCCACAAGTACGTGGTATTTAATAACTGGGAAAGGCAGAACATCAAAAGCACGACTCTTGAAAAAACCTCGGTGACTTATCCGGCATTCGATCCGGACAACTTCGCCAGTGAATGCGAGTTTTACGGCGGCATCGAAAACCATCCCGGTCAGTTGCTCTACATGAATTTCTGTACCACCAAGCCTTACCCACTTTCCCCATTCCACGCAGTGCAATCCGAGATGCAAGCCGAAGCGATGAATTCCACCTACGTGGAACGCACTCTGACACGAGGCTTCCACATGTGTAAGATAGTTTCCCACGGTGACTTCACTGACGAGAGCGAACAGAACGATTTCGTGAAGGGTATGCGTGACATCATGGGTGCTGAGGGTGCTGGAGCAGTAGTGATGGTCCGTGATGACAACACGATGATCCCGCAATCCCGTCCATTTATTAAAGTGGATGACTTGGGAACACCGATTGACTCTAACCTGTACAAAGCCTACTGCGAGCCGCTCAAGAAGGACATCGCTTCACAGGCTTACAACATACCGATCCCGCTTGTCGACTCTTCGCTCATCTCGTTCTCCAACGCCTCCGGAGAAGTTGTGAAGGAGATGCAGAAGGTCTACCGAAGATCAACCGTTAAATTACGTAACAAAATCAGCCGTGAACTGGCTAGAGTTTTCGATGTTCCCAAAGAATTTTGCGAAATCCGAAATGAACTTGAGGAAACCGAAACGGCTACAATACTTAATTCTTAAACGATATGGCTAACTTTGCAAATGTGATCAAGAAATTCCGGGATATCTTTAATATCGCTGCAGATGTTAAAGATGCCGAGATCAACAAGGTCATCCAAGAAGCCGATAAACTCGACATCAAACAGGGACTGTGCGGTGATACCTTCGTTAAGGTTCCCGCATCTTTTGGTGGTGGCTTGGATGGCGGAGACATCCCGGATTCGTCTACTTCGGACGATGCCTATTCGCTCACCGTTGACGTGGGTGATGAGTCTTACGAAATCGTCCCACTGTCCACAATCCTGTGCTATTATGCCTTTGCACGATACGTCAAGGACGCTGATCAGAAAAGCACATCCACAGGATTCAAGATTCCCGGATATTCGGCATCGGTGATCGTTCCGGACAACTCTAAAAGTAGACGCTACGAAGCAGAAAAGGGAAAAGCGGATTCATTTTTAGAGGACTTCCACACCGTTTACGAAAAGTACAAAGAAACTATTAAACCACAGGAAAACGAGTGCTGCAAGCCTCAGAAATACCGCATATGTTTTATTAACTAACACATATATAGTATGAAAAAGGGAATGAAAGAAGACCTACAGATATTTACAGCTATTGGGATGCTGGTTTCGGGAGTTGTACTATGTTACTTAGGCTTCTTTAGATCCGGAGACGGTTCGATCCATGAGTCGGTGTTGTGGTATTTTGCCCAATGCCTCATTTGGGCTGGATCAATCTTCGGTATAAGCATTTACGTTCGTGGGAAAGTAGAGAGTTATTTCAAAAACTTTAACATCGGTGAGAACCGAAAGGAAGAGGAGACTAAAGATGGTAAATAATACTAATAAGGTAGACGCAATCATTATCCATTGTAGTGCTACACGTGATGGACAGGACATCGGAGCTAAGGAGATCGACGCAATGCACAAGCAGCGTGGTTTCAACGGAATCGGTTACCATTACGTGATCCGCTTGGACGGAACTGTAGAACCGGGAAGGAGTGAAACCGCCATAGGTGCTCACTGCAACACAAAAGGCTTCTCAAGAGAGTCATACAACCGTCATTCGATCGGTATCTGCTACGTAGGTGGGCTGGATAAGAACGGGAAAGCGAAAGATACCCGTACACCGCAGCAGAAGGAAGCATTGATCAATCTTATCAACGATATTTGCAGACGTTACCCGATAGTCGAGTTGCTGGGACATCGGGACACATCTCCGGATTTGAACGGAAATGGAGAAGTAGAACCAGCAGAGTATATTAAGGCGTGTCCCTGCTTCGATGTTCGGAGCGAATACGGGCTGCTGAAGAAGGACGTAGTAATCACACCATGAGAAAGTATTTGATTATCGCATGCCTGCTGCTAGTAATAGCAGTGGGCTTCCTTTTTAATAAGGTAGAGCGACAGAAGGTAGAATTGGACCGTAAACAGAACAACATTGAAGCCTTGAACATTGAGGCTACGCAGTACAGGACGGAAAGCGGTAAGTTAGCTGAGCAAATACGCTCGCTGTCCTTGAAGAAATCAGAGCTAGAGCTATTCAACTCTGATTTGGAAGAGACCGTAAAGGACTTGAAGATAAAACTCCGGGATGTCAAGGCAGCACATACTGTGGAAACCAAGCTAGAAATCCGCACCGTTACCAAGACGATCCGGGATACTATTCCCGGTGTTTACCGATTCGAATACTATGACGGATGGAACAGAATAGCCGGAAGAGTATCTCCGGATTCTACAGAAATTAACAATTCATCAGTGGATTCACTTACCGTAATCAACCACGTCAAGCAGAAACGGTTCTTGTTCTTCCGAATTGGCAAGCCTAAGATACTGACTACCGTAACTAACAGAAATCCTAAAAACAGGCTTCACGTGACGTTTTCAGCCAATTTTGACTGATTTGTAATGTAAATACAGAAGTTTAGAAACGCATCTGTGCAACATAACTCACTGCAAATCAAGTAGGTGCAAACAGTGCATAGATGTGCATTGTTGATTATTCTCCCATCTATGCAGGATAACCTACTGATTTATAGATATTTGCATTAATGCATAGATAAAATGAGGTATTATTAAATATATGAAAACGGGTATGTTGTAATTATATATTATCGCACACACCATATTTATGTATATTATAGAAAAATCCGATTTTATCTATGCATCAATGCATCAGATTGATTTGCAGGCAGTTACAACGCATAGATGCCAATTTCCATCTATGCACATCGATGCACGCCAACTGCAACTAGCTGATTTGCAGAGAATTACATCGCATCGATATATTTTCATGCTAATAAACGTTAAATACCGAAATTATTTTGTGCAAATTGTTGCAGATTAAAATAAAAGCCGTACCTTTGTCAGCGTAATCGTAAACCGATAATCAGACGTTCAGTCACCTATGCTTGGCTGAGGAAATAAGTGTGGTGAACAGAAGGACCACTACGGAGATAGACGGACTCGCTGAATTTAAAAACCGAAAGCAATGGAGAAAAAAGTGAATCTATGTGCGCTCGAAAAGTTTTATTATGATGCTGTAACGGAAGGCATAGCACGATGCAAGTCAGCCATCGAAGCATTTAATAAGTTTTCATCCCCATTGCGCCTCACAGTGAAGGAGGTATTTGCAAGGCATCTAGTATTAGAGTTTTTTGGAGAAGAATTTGAATACCCAATAAAAGACTTTATCGTAAAGACTGCCGAATTGTACCACCCGATCTACGAGAGGGCTAGGGAAAGAGCGTATGTAGATTTTTTAAGGAATTACAGAAAACCAAAAAAGTTAATTGAATTTATGGAGAATCAAGAAAAAAAAT